CAACAACCTCCTCGATTCAGGCGTTACACCATCTAATGAATCACTACGAGATTCCTTCATAGACCTCCTCAACTACAGTGCCATAGCGATTATGGTCCTTGATAAGAAGTGGCCTGAACTACCTAATGACTGACCTTCACCCATCCTTCAACGACATCATCCCTTCGGTGGTGACTGTCGTCTTCCGTCGCTACAAGAACTTCGTCGAGCGCAAAGACCTCAGCCAAGAAGCGTACGCCTTCGCCGCCCAACGTGGCGCTAAGTTTGCTGAACAGTTAGATGAGCCGAATGAGGAGTTGCGTAAGGCTAACGAGAAGAGGATTGGGTATCAGATCAAGCGCCACTTAGAGCGCTACTGTCGCAAAGAGAAGGCGCATAAGTCTGGCTACACCACACAGGATGAAGCCTTCTATGAGACTGTCACCATCGCACAACTTCTGCCGTATGTGATCGCCTCAGTCGTCAACGACACGGCCCTGGAGCAGGCACAGAACCTCATCAATGATGGTCAACCACGCAAGCCAGCCGCCCCTGCTGAGGGTGGCACACTCCTTGCTATCTTGGTAGATATCAAGAAGGCATACGAGATGCTAGAGCAGGAAGAGAAGGACATCCTTCGGCTTCGCTACCACGAAAACCATACGCTTCAGATGCTCGCTCAGTACTTCGAGTGTTCCATATCGACCGCTGAGAGGCGCTCCAATAGCGCCCTTCGTAAGTTACAGAACAACCTCGGAGGGCAGAGTCCTTGGGTATGAAAGAGCAAGACCTCTTTGACCACCTGAAAGGTGGCTGGTATCCCGATCTCGTCAAGAGTGAGGGACAGTTTGATTCCTTTGACTGTATCTCTGAGCAGAACAAGCAGTACATCGAACTCAAGTGTCGGCATACCCACTACCCAGACCTACTGATAGAGCGCTCCAAGTATGTACGCCTGGTCTGTGAAGCGCAGGAACTCAGCCTTGATCCTTGGTATATCAACTCCACGCCAGAAGGTATCTACGCCTTCGACCTCACTCGCGTCCCTGAACCCGACTGGACTTCACGCTGGATGCCAGAGACAACAGAGTTTGCCAGCAATAGAAAGATTATCAAGGTCGTAGGCTTCCTCCACCTTGACTATGCGTTACCCTATAAGTGTTCTTCTTGCTCCATAGAGTTTGAGGTTGAGCGATCCATTCACGCTGAGTCCAGCGCACCCACCTGTCCTGAATGTAAGGTAGAGATGGTGCGTATCTGGCCCTCTCCTGCTATACAGTTCAGAGGAACTGGCTTCTACTCCACTGATAAATAGAAACAAGTAAGCCCCTCTGGTAATCGAGAAACCCAGAGAGGCTACTTGCGGAGGGGCTAGTACGGAAGGGGTTACCAGCGCACCTCTAGTCTAGCACAGCGATACCACGAATCAGCCATTCCACGACAGGAACTGCTACGGCGTTTCCTAGCTGCTTATATCTATTGGTGTCGCTTTGGCTAATGGTCCAGCCATCAGGGAAACCTTGCAATCTTTCGCACTCTAGAGGCGTAAGTTTCCTTACCTCAGTTCTAGCCACCATTGGCGTGTTCAATCCTCCTGTTCCCATATAAGCGGTCAATGTGCTAATGGTCCTTCCTTGTAGGCGTACCCCATCTGATCGATGGGGGTGGAATATGAAGAGGGTCTGATCGTTTGCTGTCGCTATGGTCAGGCTCTTATCCTCACTAAACAATGGTCCCTTCCCTCCTCCTGGCTTGCCTTCTCGTTGTCTCATTACTATCACCTTCATTCTTTGCTCACCACGATATTGTCTTCGGGTCTCTTGTGGGTGGTGGCAGTGAGGCCTCCAGAACGGCTGCCAACGATGAAGACTCTGCGCCTGCGCTGGGGTACTCCAAAGTACTGAGCATCAAGGACGCGCCACCCGACACTATACCCGATGTGGGCCATTTCCCTGAGAACGATTCCAAAGTCCTTCCCTCCGTTAGAGGATAGAAGACCAGGGACGTTTTCGAGGACGAACCATTCTGTTTGCGTTTCTTCCACAAGTCTTCTAATCTCCCAGAATAATCCGCTTCTCTCGCCAGCGAGACCAGCGCGTTTTCCAGCCACTGATAAATCTTGGCAGGGAAATCCTCCAGTGATAATGCCCCTGCTTGGGTCAAATCCTGCATTGATGAAATCCTTTCCGGTAACTTCCTTCACGTCTGTAAATTGTTTGGCAAATGGGAAGTGCTGTGCCAGCACCTCGTTGCACTTCTTGTCTATCTCAACAGTGGCTACGACCTTGACTCCGTTGCGTTCCATAGCCAAGTCAAAGCCGCCGATACCAGCAAAGAGTGATACTCCTGTTAGCACGTCTCCTCCTTAGTAGTGGAACCTGCGAAGCCAGAACGACCACGCTTCACAAGGGCTTCCGTAGCGGTGATCAATGTATCGGAGACCTCTAAGTATCTGGATACGAGGTCGTCGACTATCTTCACCAAGTCGTTGAGCGATTCCGTATGCAGTTGAGGTCGGGTTGTCGGCGTAGTGGTCAAACCGGCTCTCACTGGTCCAAAGATAGTTGAGGCACTTCCATTCTCGCCCTCTCCATCCCCACCCTGCAGCAGCGTAAGTCTTGGCGATACGTCGGTTCTCACGCTTCTCCTTCCACGTTGCCTTCTGAGTGCGCTCCGATAGCAACACCTCCGCTGGAGGTAGCGGCACGTGGCTCGTCTCCCTCTGTATTAGAAACGCGATAGGCAGGGCTATCAGCAATACTATGCCACTTCTTACCTTCCAACTCATCCTTCTTCCTCTCCTCCTCTAGCAGTGCTAGGTATTGGTCGGGATATAGATGGGTAAGTTTGGTCTTAGCCCTATCCCTTGCTCTTCGATAGTTTCGGTAGTACACCGCGCTTCGTAGTGCGCTTTCTATGCGTTCATTAGCCACTGATCAACTCCCTTATCTCTTGGATTTGCCTTGCCTGCGCCCTCAATACGAGGCTCGTTATGTTGATAGGTTCTACCGCTTGGTAGATGTCCTCACCCTCTCCCTTCCACACGGAGACATAGATTCGGGCGGTATTCTGCCTGCTGAAGAAGTCAAGGGCTTCCTCTTCTGACTCTGTACCTATCAAAGCCTCCCCTCGAAGGTTTCTAACTGTGTAGAAGTTTGTTCCACTCATCCTCTGCCACCTCCTCCTGTATGAATGTGCCGCCGAGGTCGGTCATTATGTAGGTGAGTACCTTCTTCATCTTGATTTGCCTGCCTATGTTGGAACCAGCGAGGCGCACCGCCTCCCTCTCCACCCTTTCCGTCTCTTCCTTAGTCATTGTCTAATCCCCCTGATTCACTAGGTATGCCCTGACTTCGTGAAGCAACTCAAAGATAGCCTTGCTATCGAGTTCCCCACCTTCTTCTATCCTGTCTATTGCTTCCTCACATAGCACGATCATATCTTCCTTAGTCATCCTCTCCCTCTCCCTCTAATCCGTAGGGTGCGGAACTTCCGCCCACTAGGTCATCATCACAGAGCGCATAGTGCTTGACCATTAGGTCAGTATCAATACGCATATCGCACACATTACAGAGAGCCACGCTCGCCCTCCCTCTCACTTGTTACCTGGCACTCGCAGACTACTACTTGGTAATCATCCTCCCCTAAGAGCGTGAGGACATAGTAGCCCTTGCCATAACAGGCAGAACACCGGCTCATATCTTCCTCACCTCCACCTCTAGTAACTCTCGCCACTCCTCGCGGTTTCGGGTCGTAGCCAACTCGTCCAGAAAGTATTCGATCGCTCCCTCCTTAGCGTGGTCAGCGTCCACCCCCTCCCACTTGACGAAATAGACCAACTCGAAACGGACATCGTATTCGTTCATTGTTCTGCCCCCATCTCGTCCAACATATAGGCGAGTTCGTGGTGTGAGGTGAGGTTGGCGTATTCAGTAGCCCACTCCGGCTCCTCAATACTCTTACCGTCCAAGTCAGACCAGGAAATACCGTAGCCGTCCCAATTATCGTAATGTAGGTCAGCGATGATAGTCTCGCCGTCCTTTGTTATGATTACACTCTTGGCATATGAGATGATTTCTTTCTCCCTGAATGTAACTTCTAGCCCTTGCGGTGTATCTATCTTGGTGTTCATCACTCGCCCTCCCTTATCGTTATGTTGTCCTCGTCGTGGATTTCCCCGCACTCGTCGCACTCTTGTCTAATGAAGTGGTCATCACAATAGTAGAAAGTGTCCACCTCGTTATCGCACCCTGATTCCTTACACTTAGCCATTACTTGTCCCCTCCCTCTTGTCCGTAGCATTGAGTGAAACTTCCCCAGCAGTAGCCCTCTCCGGTGTAGTGGATGTGCGTGGCGGTGTAGTAGATCAGGGCAAGCCATAGCAGGGCGGCAACCGCTACCGCCCTCCTCCCCCTCTTGGTCAGTTTCATATCTAGCCCCCTCCTAAGAGGCTAAGAGGTCTAACGGTTAGACCCTCCCCACCCCCCACCGCGTGAGCGATGAGGGGCAGGCAGGGGCTAACCTACATTGACCGGAAATAGTGACCGCCACTCTCCCAGAAATCACCCATTAGAAGATCGCGGGCATATCTCTCAAAATCGAAGTAATACGAGAGAGAGTCCGGCAGATCGTGAAGCACTCCTAACGCGTTAGCCATCTCCTCACCGAAAGCGGTATCTGACTCGAACTCGCCGAAATATGCCTCACGCATAGCGTCGGGGTCTGCCTCGCACCCATTAGAAAGCCACGCCTCCCACGCCTCGCGCTCACTATCGTCCACGCTTGCGAGCAGTTCGGCTTTCTCTTGCGCCTCCATAGGTGAACACTCCCCCCTGAGTGCGCCCCCGAATCCCTCGTGATCGAATACCCAGAACTCATCCGCCCCGCAGGTGGCGCACTTATCACCGGCAAGGGTGACGGCTAGGGAAATCTCTCCCGCTTTCTCGCCCTCTACCCACGCGCCGTTCAGCCTGCCCTCGTTATAGCACCCTAAGCACCCTACCCAGGCGCGAGGTGTTGTTGTTGTCGTTTCCATTGTTAGCCCCTCTTTCCTTGTTGTTGGTAGTGGAAAGCCTACGCCCTCCCCACCGCAGAGGGTACGCTACCCCTCTGCGATAGGCAAGCCCTACGCCTTGACTCTGTGAATTCGATA